GTTAATAAGAAATTAGATGTGAAAAAATTAAATTTCGACTGATATAAACACGTCCTGCCAACTTACCATACGGTGTTACATTATCGTTTGAAAGTTCTGTTGAAATTATTGAAATGCCTGGCGCTGTTAATACACTTTCAGGTGAAGGGTAAACAGCGGTTAATATTGCCCCCGCTGCTGTATTTAAAGACTTACTGTTGTTATATTTTACCTCCCAGCTATTCACTGTAATCTGTATTTGTGCCCTGTGGTTAATTCCTTTTTTAGTACTTACATCACTACTCGAAACATCACTGATAACTACATAAATTTTTGCCAGTTCATTATCCGGTTCTTCACCCTCATACACAGGATAACCCAGCGGTGATATCGCATCGTAATAAGCCTTGATCAATGGGTTGTTTATGTCTTTCATCCGAATGCTTTTTTAATGTCTGATATTAACACCGGTGTATGTTTCTTTACCGCCGGGTATAAGAACGGTTGCGGACGGATCCCGTTCTGTAGGATATTCAATGCGATGGCATAAGCCGCTGATTGCATTGCATCCAAAGAACTTTTACTTTCAGAAATATTACCGCTTTTCGTTTGTAACCCGCCAATTCCTTTTTGCCTTACCCATTGCATTATATCCTGAATAAACTGATCAAAGGTACCTTTTCCCTCCCTGTTACCCCTGAATTTTGCAGCGTATGTTTGCCAGTCTTGCGGCAATGTTGCAACATATTTAGCAGCAAATTTCCGGGTGCCAAATTCCAGGTATGCAGCGTAATCCGCTGTAACTACAACCTTCGCCTGCATATTAGAAACTGACCCGCTAATACTATTCCACAAACGCCCTTCATTCTTTGGAACTAATTGTTTAGCTTCCTTAACAACATTCGACTGAAACTTATCCAATGCCTTATTTGTTTCGGCCTCTGCCTGCTTAATGGTTTTATTTATTGAAATCATTAAGCCGTCCAATCCTTTTAAATCAATAGCTATGGCCATACTAACTACTTTGATCTGTTGTTATAAATTCATCAACCTTACTGCATCTTAAAATTTCATACCCTTTGTAACTCTCACTGTCAATCTCAATGCTTTCAATCTTTAACCGGTAATTTTCATACTCAAGTTCATAATTACTTTTAGTTGGCCTGGATGATTCAAAGCGCATGATTATTTTATAGTCATACTGCCAGGTCTGTTGCTGATTCTGGAAACTGTTACTGCCTGATCTGTTTTCTACGTGTGCCCATTTCTCCCAGCTATCCAGTACTGAAGCCTCCGGGCCACCCTGATCGTTTATTGTAACACCCGGAACGATAACCGTAACCCGTCTATTTAGTTGCTTTACCATACCCGTGAAACTTGTTTTAGTAAATCCAGGTAAACAGGCGGATGAGCGTTTTCTCTAACTTTCCTTTCATCATACCGGTAAAATATACATTCCAATAGGGCTAACTTCAGGTTCTGTGGTAATACTTCATAACCGGTGTTATAATAAATGGTCATTCTTTCCAGCCGGGGAGAAATTATCTGTTTAAATGCAGTGCCTGATATCGTGTAATTATCAGCCTCGATCTCGTTACCGTCTGCATCCTCCATCAAAGATATTACGCCATTGGGCCCAAGGGGTAAATAAGCACCACCATTCCCATTATTTTGAACCAGTACAACGTCCCGGTTAATAAAACCGATATTAGAAAGTTCCTCACATTCAATCCTGCATGCCGATATAATCAATTCAAGAAACAGATCATCTTCACTTACATCTATCTTACAGAAATTCTTTACCTCAGTAAGTGTAACCGGTTCCGTCGGCCCGTCACCCGATGGCTCTACATCTACCAGGTCAAGCACCTGGTTGTATGATAAGCCGGTGGATGTGTTACAGTCCGTGAATTGATCCATATTTCGCTGATAGTAGTTACTCATCTTTTTTCTTTGGCTTTTCTTTTACTGGCTTTGTAATACCCGGTACTTTTGGCTCCGCAACAGCACTGGTATTTACTACAGGTTTCGTTTTAACAACAGCAACTCCCACCCTTATCAGGTAATTGCCCCTTTCATCCGTTACAGAAACAACTCCTAATGGATAGGCTGAATGTGGTTTAATTATTTTGATATCCATTAACTTAAAATTTAAAAAGCCTGCCTGAATAACAGACAGGCTTTTATTATTATTCATTAAACCAAATTAAGAACCTTCTACAAGTTCACCGGTAACAATAGCGTCATCATTAAAGATGGCCAATGTTAACCTTTCTTCAACCCGGAACATTACCCGGTTTTTCTTTGCCAGTACGGCATCTTCAAACATTCTTAATTCAGGCTGCATCCGGCGAACCAGCATTGTTGCGTTGCGATCAAATACCAGGAAGTTTCCTGTACCTATCTGCGTTGTTGGTGCAACAGTCAAACCTCCAACCTGTAACCTTCCGTTTGTAAATGCAACAGATCCATTCGGTAAATCGTATTCACCTGATCCGGTGGCTTTATTCAGCCCGATTGAAACTGCATCCCTGGGAGTAAGGATAGCAGTTGTTGGATTGTAGAAGTCGAATGTGTCTTCTACGATCTGTCCCCAACCCGCATCAATCAACCTGTCAACAGCAGCAGTATAAGCGCCATCGTATGCAGTGGCTGCAGTTAATAACCCTGTTACCGGGTTTGTGTCAGCAGTACCGTTGAGGATAAAATCATTCTCAGCGGTTTTTAAGCTGATAAGCATTTTGCTCTGCAGGTAGCTTAAAAGGAAAGGTACATCATCCAACATTTCACGATCAATTTCAACCCATCCGGCTATCCACTTAAAGAAAGCAGACTGACTGGTAAGATCGAAATCCATTTGCGATTTATTGGCTGTCCTGTCAGTCCATACAGCAGAACCACCTTCACCACCGTTTTCCTTTGGATAGATTATTGAATTACCGATGGAAGTTCCTGTTGGCAGTAAATCAGCCAACCATACCCGGTTGTATGGTGTTTCAATCAGCCTGTTTTGCACCTGCTGAATGAACGGGGTTGCACCGGGGAAATTGGCAGCCAGGTTCATATCACCAACGGCTTTCATTTCCAGTTTCAATTCAGGAGATCCCTTTTTGCTGTGTGCTTTAATGGCATCCAGGTTGTCCATGATGGCATCGGTCAGGTACTCATTGAAAGATTTTATTTCTTTGCCGATGTAATGTTTTGCTTCGTTACCAACCTTTGAAACCCTGGTCTGCAACTGATCAAAGGCTTTGATGGTAATATCCAGGTCTGCACGTAATGCCTTAATCTCATCATCTTTGGCTGTTTTGGCAGCTTCCAATGTTGCATTAATAGCGTCCATTTTTTCCTCAAAGTTTTTCACCTCATCTGCCCCTTTCAGTTCAAATAAAGCCTTTTGAAGTTCAAAGGATTTTTTAACATCCTCCGGCCCTTTTATTTCAAAGGCTTCGTAGGCATCTTCGGCGGCTTTGATTTCAGTTGCCCTTTGTTTTTTTTCTGCTTCGATTTGAGCAGCGGTTTTCTTTTCCATAATTATTTTTTTAATGAGTTAAATTAATTTTTATTAAACCACCCATTCCATGTTTGCGGCTCAGTGCTATCATGCGGCTGAGTGCCCTTTATGTCAATGATGTATTGTGATAATTGTTGTGAATGAAGTAATAACATTTCAATAGTTTCATCGGTAGCGTCTGATTTACGGCAAAAGTTTTCAATCATTTTTTGTCGCTCAGTTAAATACTCCGTATTTAATTCGCCTTTAACTGATATTAAAGGGGTGTTTGGATTTATTCCGTCTATTGAAAGGGAGCTTCCTTCTTTTAGCATTATTTCTGATATAACCCTGTTGACACCTTTTCTACCAGTAAATTTGGTTGCTTTGTAACCAATCGAATGCTCTGTTATTAATCCACTTTCTGCCATTTTTAAAAACTCGGTTCCAAGGGTATGCGAGCCTATTTTACTTTCGTAGTAAAGCCCATGGGTATCTTCTTTTAATTCTAAAATAACTCCTAATGGTTTAAAAGGGTCATGGTTATAAAGATGCCGGATTCTTGGGTTTGTACTTTTAGGCCCGTTTTCCTGTATTGATTTTATGAAACTTCCCTTTTTTATAATATCCTGTTCCCTGTCTTTTGTTTCAAAGGAAGCAAAATAACCAGTGACAATACCCTTTTTACCATCAACATCTTTAAATTCAATGCCGCCCGTTACGCCTTTATAGGAAAAAAGTTCATTCATTGTGAAGTAAAAGTAAATATTACTTAGGCTAAAATTTGGTGGTATAAAAAAAACGGTATAAATTTATACTATGAGTAACGCTGATATTGTTCAAAAAATGGCGGATGGTTATACGGCAAAAGAAATAGCTGCCGACTTTGGAATGTCAGTTGATGCGTTAAGAAAGAAGATTTATACGATTCGACAAATGTGCAACTGTTCAACATCAATGCAATTAGTCGCTGTCTATTTCAGGAAAAAATTGATAGAGTAAAAACATTATTACCTAACTGGCCAATTAAAAAAGAAACGAAATGACCGCAAAAGAGTTAATTGAAATACTGGAAAAATTTGATCCTGAAACTCCGGTTGGTATTGGCGATAGTTTCGATGGCGGATATATGCCTATAGAGCTTGTCGACATCATCAAAAGCGATACATCAACAGATTGGGTAAGGTTGTATTATTAAAATATATGAATATACAAATTATTAAACTTTTGTCATTAAAAGAAGTTGAAGGACTTAACTTCGGCCACTCTTTAAAAGACGGAGCAAAAACGTACCTGTTTGGTGAAGATGTATATTGTTCTTTAACTGGTACAGATGGATTCTATGCTGAAGACGGAATGATTTTATTTTGGAGGAAAGAAAATGCAGAACCAGGGTATTTAAAACTTAGTGAAGAATTCATTTTGGATTCGCCATCGACTGCAATTTATTTTTTAACAAATAGGTTGCCAGTAGGTTGTTCTTTGACTATTCAATAAAACGAAATGACAACTATTGAACATCTAAAGCTAGGTAAGGCATTAATGTATTACTTACATGGTAAATCAGTACAGCTTTATTTATATACTGATCTTAAAAAATTACCGATGCACTTTCCAGCTTCATTAAAGTTTTCATTAAACTAATTATTCAATGACCTCAAAAAAAAGCAACGAAATGACCGAAGTTATAATACACTTAAGACCTTGGAAAGGTAAAATAGGCAACTACTGTTTTATGGCAGATTTATCTAAACCAATACAAGATCAGGTTAAAGATGTCATTAATGAACTGAAGTCTAATAAGACCTACAGGCGAAGGACTGTTACAGGGTACACTGTGCCTTTTCATTATGTTATTCAATAACCTCAAACGCAACCGTACATCTGCAATTTACAACTTCTTTGGCCGGAACTTCTAATCCATTGGGCTGCTTTCTTACTCCCGGCTGCATCATCATTGTTCCATTAACATTAAACGGTTGATCAATGTGAACCTTAGCATCATCAACTATCCTGTGGGAGTGACGGGTTCTGCGATCATCAACTGAAAGCCATATCTTATTTTTATCAATACCTGATTCTTTGGCCTGGATAACTGCCGCACCATTGGCAGCGGTCACCGTTTCAGTACGTGCAATACGCCTGGCACGCATAGCGCCTAATTCGCTGTTCGCCTCCAATGCCCGCACCTGTTCATTAATACTGGCACCGGATAAAGCGGCATCGCTCAATATTCTTACAATCACTTCACGGGTATATGCTGTTATGCCCTCCGCATCATTAAGCAAATCAATACCGTAATACTGCCGCATCAAATCAACAATACGCTGACTGAACCCCATCGGCATCCGGGCCTTTGTTTGCTTTGCTATTGATATCCGGGAATAGTTCGCCCACAGCGGGCCAACGGTTGTGTAAAGATCAACAAGTACTTCGTAAATAGGTGTACTGGTAATATATCCAAGTGAAACGAATTGCCGTATCTGTGTCTTTAAAGCTGCCTTAAATTTTACTGTGTAAATTCTTTCATACCGCTTTTGAAAACGATCCCACTTGTAATGATATAGTTTTTTTTCGGCGGCGGTCATAAGCAAATATACAACGGAACCGGCAATTAAAATACACCTCATTCTCATATTCCTTACCCATGGCAACGTGGCAATTTTTTGTTAATAATATCGGAAATTCTAAGGTTCTTTTAGACAACATGTTTGAGAAAGATAAACCTTAGTCCATATAAATTGTCCTTTCTCAATTCTGAATACCCAATCAAAGTTTACTTTACCCCCTACAAAGTCAGGCTGTTTTACACTACCGTCAACTTCAACATAACTATTACTTAATACAGTTTCGCTTTTGCAAAGCGATGCTCCGCAGATTTTTTTCTTAAATACATTCACAAAGGCCAACGCACGCATTACATGCAGCAAACCTGATTTAACATAACGCATTTTCATTATAGGCTTTTTCATTTTATATAGTTTTTATGTTGCCATGATACGATTTTTCATTAAATTGCCACATGAAAAATCGTTATTTACCTTAGCTAAGATAGTGTTTTATTTTCATACTTTTATCTCGATTGTCAACCCATGATTAGGCGGGTTTAATTTCTCAGCAATCTTTTCTTTAACCTCCCTGACAAGTTCCCGGTGAACCGCCTGCTTAGTCTGGCATGTTGGCCGTGGTAAGAATTGCAGTAACATAAATTCAACACGCCCGGTAATCTTATTGGCTATTTCATCGGGGGTCATATCTTTTCACCGTATAAATTGTAACCGTATTTACAGAGCCGGTTTAGAAACAGGTAGTAATATTTCCCACGGCTACTAAATGCCCAAACAATTTCGCACAGTATCTTATTGTACCACCACCCAAAAGGTTTGCTGTATGTTGTATTTACTTTACTCCAGCTCATTCTATCGGAGGTAATGGTTCAAAATCATCTATAGGCTGGTAACCGGATTTAATCAATGGCCTGTCCATATCAGGGTTAGGGTTACGCTGATAACCCATAGCCTCTAATATATCGTTCGGTATCATTACCGGAGCCGCAGCCATAGCGGTCATTAATTCAAGCTGTGTACGTTGTAGATCCTTTATACCTCCAACATCAAACTTAACGACCCTGTATCCTACTCCGAAATCAGTAACTAACTCATTGTTGAAAGCATCCTCAACCATAGATAACTTAGGTATAATAGCATCAGTCCACATACTTTGCCTCATTTCCCGCACGTTGCTTTCAGTACTGGCAGCATTTGAATTAAACAAGATATTTGAAACAGAAAAAGCATTGTAAATTTTATCATCATCCAGTTTCTCCATATCAATAGAAGCTAAATCAACAAGGCTGCTACCTATAGAAAAATAACCAGCTTCCCCTGCTGTAACAAAAACAGATCCTTTGTTATCAGGGTTCTTTATAAATCTGCCAAAATTATCTTTCATGGCATCTACAACTGGCTTACTTTGTACATTATGCGGCAAATCTTTAAAATACATTACCCCCGGCACCCCGCCATTCTGCATTTGTGATACAGAATTAGCCATATTTGAATCGTACCTTGTAAGTCGGCGTAATAATGCTTCAATAGGCCCAAATGCTCTCCAGGATTCACGGTAATCATCTGATGGATTAAAACCGTGGATGTATATTATTTCATCTGCTTCAAAATACATATAAACCCCCCTGCTGTAATCTTTATACCAATACCCAGCAACCTCTTCAGGGAATGTATCAGTTAATACGATGGTTACGAAATTTGGATTAAAGAAATGCACTTTTTCTACTTTACCATTAACCCCTAAAGTCTTTTGCTTAAATATAAAACATTCATTTTTTAAGAATAGCCAAAAAAACATTTCAAACCGCTTCATGTATGTTAGCGATTTTAAGAACACTACAAATTTATCTGTATCTGGCAAGTCTTCATCATCCATGTTATACCCATATAAAGGAACTGAAGCAGCTTTATTGGAAAGTTTTTGAACAACGCTGAAAATAGTATCAAATTTTTTATAAGCAGCAATAATTTTATAACTATACCACGCCGGGTAAATTTGGTTCATTGCCTGTACAGAAACTGTATTGCTAATCGTTTGAAGCCTGTTAATTCCCAATACAGATAAAGCCTTAGTTGCGATGGCATTTTTAATTGAATCAATAAGTTGCACCGGCGTATTGTATTAATGGTTGACTGAATTTTGTGAAAGAACCATAACGGCCTGCATCCATACCATCATCTTTGAACTTGACAGGCTTCTCGGTTACTATGCCGTTTTTATCCACCATCCACTTGTAAGATTTTATTTCTTTCAACAAATTTATACTATTTTTGGTAATATAAAGTTTTTTCCCTTTTACGAAGTTTATTCCATCCCAAACAGACTTATTGGCTTCCTGTACCCATAGCCCTGCCCGGTTAAGTTCCTCAATGGTATCGGGCCGGGCACTGTCCGCAAATATCTCACAGGTATTATCCAACCCCATTGCCTTTATTGCATAAGCAAGGTCATCAGTTGTCAGCTTACTTTCGTAGATCATTTCCTCCCAATAAAGCACATCATCTTTTATCCCACATTTCAATAAAACATTCGGGTGATTGAATCCGAAGTCCAGGCCATACACAACCTGATCACATTCCGGGAAATGGTCAATTTCTTTCCAATGGGTGTAAATTGTTTCAGAAGATGTACCACGTAGGCCAAGGCCGAAAACACGCCACAGGTTTTCATCAACATCTTTTAAAGATTCAATTTCATCAACCTGAAACTGTGGTAAAAAGTGAAGATTATTAAGGTAGGTTGAATGTATAAGTTTGTTTTTTGGATCATCAGCAATTTTATAAACATAACTATATTCATCAGATGGATTCCAGTCCCCGAAAATTGTCTCCTTTGTTCTTATTGCAAGTTGTGTATATGAAGCCTGTTTTATTAATGGCATCTCATTAAGCCAAAGAATATCACGACCAGGCCCCTGTAATTTATCGGTTTGGTCTGCACCAAAAAATTCAATATAAGATCCTGTTTTTGGAAATTCAATAATATTATCGGTCATATTGTGGTATTTCTCCCTATAGATACCGCAAAACTTCATAAAACCGATAATATCTTTCATGGCACCACGTTTTAAATGTGGCAAAGAAGGTGAAACAACGCTTATTTCTTTTTTCAACTGCATACCAATAACTGTAACTAATTGGCCTAAACTATAAGATTTACTACTCCTACTGCTTCCTTCGTTTCCAATAAAACGATAAAGACCGCTGTCATAAGCGGCCTTATTTGCTTCAAACACGGGGGTGTATTGGACTATGGTAGGTTCGATAATCATCTTTTAAACGCCATTGATAAAATATTTTTCCAGGGCCCGGTTGAAGTTCTTACAATATCCTCATGATTACTTTCTGCAACCACAAACCAATCCATTGAAGCCATAAACAAACAAAGGCTTTCATTATTAAAGTGGTGCAAATGTTCATCCGGTTTGCGGTGTTTATAATGTTCATCGAACCAGCCGCCGGTACTGTGGCACCATGGTAAAGAGATTACAAGGGTATCACATTGCAGGTCTTTGATAAAACCCAAATCGGGTATATGCTCCAGGCAATCATTGAACGTTATAACATCAACAGGAATATAATCATCCACAAGTTCAATGCCGGGAACCTGCAGTCCTGTGATATCCTTACCATACCTTTTAGGGATAATATCACATGCTTTCAGAAAAGCCCCGTTACCATAGCCTACATCCATAATTGATTCAGGTACTGATCCGTGGCTGCCAATAACGAAACCCAGCCGTAAAGCCTGCAGTTTGTCGTTCTGCCTGGTATAATCAAGAGTATCATAAGTACTGGCATAAAGTTTATCATAAACAAACGGTTTGCCGTCCGTTTGATGTGTAACGCCAAACTCATCGGTTGAATAAGTTCTTCCATGGGAGGTGAAGGTCATAATAAATGTTCATTTTTAGTGTACATTAAACAATTTGTTTTACCCGGTTTTCGTTCTAAATAATATTCCTTACCCATGCCTTGTGCCAGGGCCAAAGATACAGACTGGTTGCAATATAATACTTTACAGTCCTGTATCAAAACTGCCATGTGTAAAATATCATCAGTTGGCAGGTGTTCTACAAATCCATAACGGTTACAAAAGTCCAGCCATTCATATTGAAACCCGATAAAATAAACTTTGCCGGTTATTGACTTAAGCACCTTAATCCAATCAACACGGCTGTTTTTACGCCACCTGTCCGTTAAATGGATCAGGGTGTAATCTTCTTTAACCGGTTCGCCGACAATACTCAGCCATGGTCTTTTCCAGTTGTCATGCGGTAACTTAAAAGTATTTAGGTATGAAATTATTATATGATTACTGCCACGGCAACGCTGATTTAATGACAGGTCTAAATTGTAATCAATGTGCAAACCAGGGTCGAATATACCAGGGTCTTTACCTCCGGGTGTTGGGTGCACATTAAAACCCTGTGATTGTAGTAAACTTTTAATTGAGAGATACAGGCTGCCATAAGGCGGGAAGTAGTAATTTTCTTTCACATAAATATCGGTTACACCCAGCCGTCTCATTACCGGTATTGCAAAAACAATATCGCCAAGGCCGCCGGATGAAGCTGCTGTGATCATAGCTTATTATTATCTATGCACCACTGAAATATTACTGATGGCGGGCAAAATAAACATTCTTTAAACTTACCCAATACCCGTCTTTCAGGATCGCACCATGTGCCCATTATCTTTGAAATATTTTTAGTGTAAAACATTGTACAATCACTTGAGCCTTCAACCGATTCAGATAATATCGGTAATCCTGATGGGAAATAAAAAGCATAATGAAATAACTTAACCCAATGTATGAAAGTTGTTATCGGCTCACCGATGGTGTTGATGTAAGGGATACCATCCATCTTGCTCATAAGTTCCGTTGCAAAGTCGTTATCCCATTCAGCGCCGATAATAACGAAGGTGTATGATGGATCCTTTGCATAAATAAGGCTAATGAGCTCAAACCATTCATCAACTCCCCAGGCACCGTATTGTTTCCACGCCCGCTGCATTGAGTAAGCAGACCCGTAGATACCAATAAACTTTCCTGCTGGCATTTGTTGTGGTTCTGTAATCCATGATAGTTTGTAAGTAATCGGCAAATCGGGTAAGAAGTCTTTTAACTGTTTACCTGATTCAAGATGTGCATTACAGGACAGGTAAAAACTAACTGACCTGATTCGGGAAAAATTACCCCGTTCTGTTTTTGCTGCCAGTGTCCGGTAGGATAATCCTTTAACGTATGTGGTACTATTGGCAACCTGTGGCAGTAAATCAAATATCTGTTTACCCCTTTGCGGGTTACCATCCGGTAACTCAAAGTTAAATTGCTCCCCTGAATTAATAAGTTTCTGTAACAACCAAATGTTATCTCCGATGCCGGCGCAAACCTTTATTGTTCTCATTATCTAATTGGTTCAAGCATTTTTTTACTAACATTTAATATACCCTTTGATATACTTACTAATCTTCTCCTTTGTTGTTGTTGCCGGATGCTTAAGCGCCCACTTCTCCGTTACGATACGCCCCGTCTTTGCGGAACGGTAGATGTACGATTCACATAATGGATTAGCAAGTATTATGGTCCCGTCTTTCATTTTAAATTTAACAGGTATTCCGTCAACTGTCACTATAATTTTCTTTTTCATGCCCTTTAAATTAAAACAGCGCCTTCACTTCGGGAGAAGATCCAGCGCTTAAGTTCTTAATACTGCTCCCGAACAGTTTTGCTAAGTTAATACTTTATTTTGGTATACAGTAAGTGGTTATATCATTACCATTAACTTTTTTTATATACGGCATCGGCCCGCAATATTCCTCTGTTGGTGGTGTATAGCCGTTAATAGTTCCGAATGAACAGGTGTAACATTGGCCTTTATCCTTTGAACAGGATGCTGAAGCGATTAAGATAATAAGTAGTAATTTTTTCATATCTCAAATTTACATTTATTTGGGAATAATACAGCAAGTTTCTGCAGCGGAAAATTATCAGTCAAACTAAACCACGGACGGTTAACAGGTACATCTGAAACCTTACAGTCTTCCAGGTAAACTGATTTAATATTGTTTTCCTGTGCATAACATGTTTTAAACCCTATCCCGAAATCAGGCCAATCAAAATTTGTTTTCTTAACCATTTCGCTATCCATCCACATCGGGCAATGGGTATCTACATTATTAACGTCCCCGTAATGGTTTAATGTATTTCGCAGGCATCGGGTATAAGATCCGTTACCGATACGTTTACTTAAACAATCGGATAACAACCCTTTGTTATAAACTTCGGTTATTGGTTTCAGTATAATATAATCATCATTAGCAAATAAGAATTGACCCTGTATAAGGTAAGATACTTCTAAAACTTTATCCCTGATGTTTTTTTCTTTGTGAATATTCCCGTAATCTTTATGCGGGATATGATACCCGGTGTACCAGGATGGTTTACCACCTACTACAATACAATCGGTAATATCATGATATTGGGTAATTGATCTTAAAGCGAAACGTAGCTGTTGGTAGTTGCCATCGTTCTTAAGCGGGATTACCAAATTTAGTCCTTGCATTTATTACTTAAAGTTAAGGTTAGCAAATTCGCCATGTAATTTCTTTGCCTCGATATCTCTTTCCATTGCAGCACAATACTCGCATTTAAAATTACCAATCTTTTTACGTTTCCTGTTAATTGTTATGTATGCAACAAACCTTTTATCTTGTTTCTCATAATGAACTCCTATAAATTTAGAGTTACCCCTGTCCTTTACATTTCTACCGTTCTCGCTACTATTACATACCCTTAAATTATCTTTTCGGTTATCTAACCCGTTCATGTTCTTGTGATCAACTGAAATATTTAAATCGCTTACATCCATAACTAACCGGTGCATATTTAAATGAATAGTTTTATTTCCTTCTTTAAACTGACTCATAGCGTAACAGGTGTGTTTCCTTTTAAACACACGCCAGTTATACTTTAATAAAACAACTGCCATGTCATCATCAAAAATGATATTAAAAACTTCACCTTTCCTGTTTTTATAGATTAACTCCATAATAAAAAAAATATGCCCAATCTTCAAACTCTACAGGTCAGTGCAAAGTTATCCAATTGAGCAAAAAGTTAATAACCTCTGACCAGGCTTATTTATTGCAAAATACTAATTTTCTTTTACATTTTCATTTGCAACGGGTTTACAATTAGGGGCCATCTGGAATATTAGTTGCGGTTGCACATCCTCCCCGGCGCTGTTGGTTTGGGCAACTTTTATGATCTCATCTTCAAGGCACTTGTTAACCGCATCGATTGCTTTTGGGTTGCCTGACTGAGCATTTTTAATAAGGGATTCAATATACTCATCAAATTTAGCCTTATTTTCCCCGGCATGGTTTTGTAATCCCGGAATAATTTGTATATTTGGGTATGGCAAAGGAGGGGAAAACTACCT